CAGACGCGCGCTGCAGGCTACCGCGTCCAGATCGTGCCGGCGCTGTCGGTGCTGGACGGCATCAACGCAGCGCGCGAGCTGTTCAACCGCTGCTGGTTCGACGCCACGCGCTGCGCCGATGGGCTGCAATGCCTGCGGCGTTATCGGTGGGACAAAGACGAAGGCACGGGCGGCTTCAAGCGCCGGCCGCTGCATGACGAGTATTCGCACGGGGCCGACGCCTTCCGGTATGCGGCGGTCGCCGCGAAGCGCGATGTGAAGGCCAAGCCGATCGCGTACCCGAAGGTCTGGGCCGCATGAGTCGCCTGCTGCACGCCAAAGTCGAACGCCTCGAGCGCGAGTTCCTGGCGCTGTTCACGAATTATCAGTCACTTCAATCGGAGTTAGCCGCACTCAGGTCCGCGTATGAGCAAAATGGACGACAAGGATCTGGTGCGGGCGATCGAGCACCTCGAGACAGCAGCCGAGGACGGGACGCTCGCGGACAACAGGACGCAGGCGCTTGACTACTACAGAGGCGAGAACGTCAACCCGGCGCCGGAAGGGCGCTCGCAGGTTGTCGACCGCAGCGTCTACGACGTCTGCGAATCGCTGAAGGGACCGATCCTCAAGCTGTTCCTCTCGGGCGACGAGGTCGTCAAGTTCACGCCGCGCGGCCCGGAGGACATCCAGGCGGCCGAGCAGGAAACGGCTTACGTCAACTGGGTGCTGACCGAGAAGAACGACGCGTTCAGCCTGTTCGGCGGCTGGCTGCACGACGCGCTGCTGCAGAAGAACGGCTACGTGCTCGCGTACTGGAAGGACGACGAGTACGAGCGCGAGAAGTACAAGGGGCTCTCGCTTGAGGAGTTCCAGGCGCTGCTGCAGTCCGGCGACGCGCAGCCCGTCGAGATCGCCGAGACGATCGACGACTACGGCACGCTGACCATCGACGCGACGATTGAGCGCACGACGTCGCAAGGCTGCGTGGATGTCGTCAACGTCCCGCCCGAGTCGGTGCTGGTCGACCCGAACGCGACGACGGTGTCGCTCGCGCAGAGCGCGTTCGTGATGCGCCGCGAGGACAAGACGCTGTCCGAACTTCGCGCGATGGGCTTCGACGTCGAAGACGACATCAGCGACGGCGGGAACAGCGTCGAGGACTTCGAGCGCGACGCCCGGAAAGAGCGTTCGTGGCAACTGCACGACGAGGACGTCGAGCCCGATCCGTCGATGCGCCGCGTGAAAGTCCGCGAGTGCTGGATTCGCTGCGACTACGACGGCGACGGCGAGGCCGAACTGCGGCACGTGATCGTGGTCGGCTCGACGGTGCTGCTGAACGAGGAAGCGGACTTGATCCCGCTTGTCGCATTCAGCGCCAAGCCGCTGCCGCACCAGCATTACGGCGAGTCGCTGTACGACGAGATCAAGGAAGTGCAGGACGCGAAAACCGCGTTGCTGCGTGGCGTGCTGGACGCGCTGTATCTGGCGAACTCGCCGCGGCACGCGATCAACGCGGACAGGGTGAACCTCGACGACATGCTGGTGTCGCGTCCGGGCGGCCTGGTGCGCGTCGAGGGCGACCCGATGGGCGCGGTGCTGCCGCTCTCCGAGGCGTACAACCCTGCGCCGGCTCTGAGCACGCTTGAGTACATGGACGTCGTGCGCGAGACGCGCACGGGCGTCACTAGGGTCGGCACGGGGCTCGATCCGAATGCGCTAAACCGGACCGCATCCGGCATCGCGATGCTGCAGGGCGCACAGAGCCAGCGTATCGAACTTGTGGCGCGCTACTTCGCCACCGCCGTCACCGAGCTGTGCAGCGTCGTCCACGCGCTGACGCTGAAGCACTCGCGGCGTGCGTCGATCGTGCAGTTGCGCAACGAGTGGGTTCCGGTCGATCCGCGCCAGTGGACGCGTCGCAAGGACATGAGCATCAACGTCGGGCTGGGCACCGGCAATCGTCAGGAACAGATGGCGTTTCTGATGCAGATGCTGCAGCTTGCGCTTGGCCCGGGCGTGCAACTCGGGTTTAGCGCGCCCGACAAGCTGTACGCGATGTTGACGAAGCTGTCGAACGCGGCGGGCTTCAAGAATGCGGAGGAGTTCTGGGTCAACCCGAAGAACGCGCCGCCGCCGCAGCCGCAACAGCCGCCGCCGCCCGACCCGAAACTGATTGAGGTGCAGCAGCGCGGGCAGATTGAGCAGGCGAAGCTGCAGCAGTCGGCGCAGTTCGAGCAGGCAAAGGCGCAGCAGGACGCGCAGATGGAAATGAGCCGCGCGCAGGCGGAAATGATGCTGGAGCGCGAGAAGGCGCAGATGCAGGCCGAGATCGCGCGCTACAAGGCCGAACTCGACGCGCAGGTCGCGCTAGAGGTCGCGCGTATCCGGGCGCAGGCGGACGTGATGCGGCCGATTAACACAATGGGAATGAGCGATGGGCTTTCGTGACGAACTGCGGGGCGAGATCCCTGGCAGCACCGCAGTGACGGTGCCGATGCTTGCTGTGGCGTATCCCGCGACGGTGGCCGTCATCCCGGCTTCGGGCTGCTCCATCTATACCGAGTACACGGTAGACGGCGGCACCTGGGCCTCGTGGACTAACGGCACCGCTACGGCGTTCTCTGTTGACGTGCTGGACAGCGCGGTGAAGGCGTTGCGGTTCTCGCGCACGGCGGGCACGGCTACCACCAGCGTCTACATGGTGCTCCCGGAGCGCCAGCGGTAATGACTGCACCGTTCCGTGGCAGCGGCCCGTGGAGGGGCCGTAGCCCGTTTCGTGGTCGTGGACCGTGGGCGGGTAAGGGGCCATTCGGGTTCAACGCGGGGGGCGAGACGCTTGGGCCGGAGCTTGTTACCAACGGGGCGTTTGACAGCAACACGACGGGATGGACGGCTGGCAACAGCAGCACGCTTTCGGCCGTTGGTGGGCGTTTGCGGATAGCGAACGGGACGGTTGATTATGGGCAGGCATACCAATCTTTCTCTGTCGTTAATGGCCGCACTTATCGCGTGTCAATTGACGGTCGGGTGGGAACTTCGTCCAATTGGAGACTAATAATCGGAGGCAGTTCCGGTTCGGCGACGATTTTAGGAGAGAATTTCTCTGAAGATTCTGACGGTGTGATTAGGGACGTTGTCGCCAACGTCTCGACGTTGTTTGTCACGATTCAATGCAACACGACAACGGATAACGCATACGTTGAAGTCGACAACATTTCCGTCCGAGAAGTGTTGTAGTCGTAGCTGTGACAAGCAATATAAGCGTGACGCTAAACACCAAAAACACAATCGGCACAATGCTGCCCGTGCCGCAGATTCAACGTAATGACGGCGTAACACGGCTGCGTGCGGCGCTGGATGGGGGCTTTTAATGCCGACGAAGTTGGCGGGCACGAAGTACACGCTGTCGGATGACTTTAGCGTCAACCGCACCATGGTATTTGCCGGGGCGGTAATGCCGACGTGGGTCACCGACGCCAACGGCAATGCGGTGGGGCTGCGTGGGCTGGACGGAGATACGGTATCGGTCGACGGTGCCTTCACCACAGTTATTGGCACCGTTGCTGACGGGACTACTAGCGACACGGCGGTGATCCAGGCCGCATTGGCTGTCGTCGTGCAGCGGGCGGCGAGGAATGTCGCAGCGGCCGAGCGCGAGCGGCTCACGGCGGCTGTGCAGACTGCTGTCGCTGCGCGGGATGCGCTAGTGGCCGAGAGGGCCGCCGAGATCGTGAAGCTCGATGCAGCCACCGCGTCGCTTTCGGGACTGACCGGCGCGGCTCGCATCCCGTTCGTCGCGGCGCGTGACGCAGCGACCGCCGAGATTCAGCGCCTCGCGCCGCTCATCACCACGGCCACCGCGCAGGTCCAGGCGGTGCAGGCCGAGCGGGCGGTCGCGGGCGATGCGACGGTGGCGGCCAATGTGGAGTTGGTGCGGCTGCGGGCTGTGGCAGACGCGCTCAGATAACCGGCACCACGCCATACAAGCCGCCTTCGGGCGGTTTTTTTTCGTTCACTTGTCAGATGCGTCGCGTGTGGTTCGGAGTCTGAGATGACCAAGCTAGCCGGAACGAAGTTCACCCTTGGGCAGGACTTCCGCATCACCGACCGCCAGGTGATCGAGCTGTCGCAGAGCGCGACCGGCAGCGTCAGCGTGCTGGACTACGGCGCCAAGGGCGACGGGGTGGCGGACGACACGGCGGCGATTCAGGCGGCGATCGACGCGGCTGCAGCCGCTGGCGGCGCGGCCGTTCTTTTCGCATCGGGACGCTATCGCACCACGTCAACGCTTACGGTGTCCTCAAGCAGTATTTCTCTGGTTGGTTCTGGAGTTGGCGCCACATTCATTTTCCCGGCGCAATCAAGCGGCGACGTAATTCACTTTGCCGGCACGGCAGGCGCGAATATCTTGAGGGTCGGGATGCGCGACCTGTCAATTTACGGTCAAGCATCTAACCCGACGAGCGGCGCGCTTGTTCGGATGTCGCATGTAAACACGCTTGCCGGGTTTGACAACGTCGAACTGGCCGCATATTTTGGTTGCCTGCATTTAGAAAGCGTCGTGCATGGCACGTTTCATGGCGTTGACCTCAAATCAGACGCAACGTTTACATCCCGCGCGAACGGCTCATATCTGCTAAAGATTGCACAGGCGTCGGGAGGCGCGTTACCGGCGGAACTGCATTTTTACGGGAGCGAATGGCGTGGAATGTTTGGAAACAACTACCTCGACTATGGCATCTGGATCACCGCAGGCGACGGGATCTGGTTCAACGGCGGGCATGTAGGATTCTGCGGGCAGGCAGGGCTAAACCTGCAGCCGGCCACGGCAAGCACACAATTAACGGCCGTGAACGTGCGAAATATGTACATAGACACGGTGACCACCGGGTCGGCCGTTGATCTGGTCGAGCCTACGTCCTATACGGGCGTGTTCGGCGCGCACGACATGGAGTTCAGCCAGATTTACAACTGCTTGCGCGGCATTCGCCACAATTGCGCAACGACCGATTCGTCAAGGCTTGAAATCGGTCAGGCACTGGAATTGACTAACGATGCAATCAGGATTATCAAGGGCAGCAACATCACGGCACGCGTACATGCGGCGTGGCAGATCAACACCGGCGGCGGGACGGCGACGTGTATTCACGTCTCCGGTGCCGGCACCGGTTATCGGCTATATTCAGTTACCGAAAAGAATGGCGCGGCGACGCCTTACGCGGCGATCTGGCTAACCGATACCGTCGACCAAATCGTGATTGAGGGCGGGGTATCGAAAGATTGCACGTACGACATCCTGCGAGCGGATACGGCGGGGTCAAACATTCAAATCGGGCCATGGGTAACGAATCGCAGTGTGTCGGTGGCCGCAGACGGCGGCGGCGGGTTATCACTGCCGCTTTCGCAGTCGGTGTTTTCATTGGGCACGGCTAACGCCGTGGGTTTGATCCCAGCGCAGTTTTCCGCGGACGGCAGAGTTGTGACGTTGATCGCTGCCGGCGCCGTGGATGTTTACGACTCCAACAATCTGAAGATCGCCGGCACGTTTTCAATGACGGCAGACGACGCGCTAACGCTGCGCTGTTATGGCGGGAACTGGTATGAGATGGGCCGCAGCGCGAACTGATGACTGACCCGATCCGCCGCGCTGAGCAGGCCACGCGCCTGCTCGAGCACGACCTTGTGCGCGAAGCCCGCGAGCACATGCGCGAGAGCCTCACGCGCGCGATGTGGCGGCGACACACGTACACCGAAGCGGACCAGGCGAAGCTTGACGCCTACGTGCGGCACTACGCGGACTTCTTCGCGTGGTTCGACCGCGTATTGGCCGACGGCAAGGTAGCCGAGGCTGACCTACAGGCCAAATCGCGCATCCGGCAGATCGCCGAGCGCGCACGCAGCAAGTTCTAGCGGTTCACGCGCCGCCGCAATGAAACAGAGCCGCCCGCGAGGCGGCTTTGTCATTTCTGGCGCGGGCATTCAAGGCATCCAATGAATCAAGACACGACCACGCCGGCCGAAGCGCCGGAAGTCGCGTATCACACGACCGAGGACGCCGCGCAGGCGCTTCTGGCGCGCTGGAACAGCAGGGCGGACACGCCTACGGCTGACGACAGCGAGTCCGAGGCGCAAGACGCGGATGAGCCCGCAGACGAACCCGTTGCAGAGCAGGCCGACGAGGCTACGGCAGACGCAACGGGCACCGAGGCGCGCGAAGTTGACGAGGTCGAGATCGACGTCGCAGGCGAGAAGTTCAAGCTGCCCAAGACGTTGCAGGAACAGGCGCAGCGAATCCAGCAGAAGGCCAAAGACCTCGAGGCTGGCACGACACGCAAGTTCCAGGAGGCCGCGGAGATTCGCAAAGCCGTCGAGGCCGAGCGCGAGCTGACGTCGTTCATCGGCAAGCTCGCGGTCCAGCAGACCGACGCACTGGCGGATCTACGGTCGACGGTGCGGGAAGTCGAGCGGCTGCAGGGAATGGACCTGCAATCGCTGCACGACACCGATCCGGTGACCGCGTCGAAGGTGACGGCACGGCTCGTCCAGTTGCAGGCCGCTCAACGGCAGATTGAACAGCAACTCGCGCAGGCGACGCAGCAGATCAAGCAGGCCGAGCAGCAGCACCGCGCGCAGATGATGGAGCGCGGGCAAGCGCAGCTGGCGAAGCTCGTCCCGAACCTCACCGACGCAACCAAGCAGGAACTCGCGCAGTACATCGCGCAGCGGTCGCTGACGCCCGAAGGGCAAGCGGCACTGTACGACCCCGAGGTTGTCGCGGCGTTTCACGACGCTAAGCGATATCGGGACGCGATGGCGGCGAAGCCTGTTGCCAAGCGGACGATCGAACCGTCCAAGACGCTGAAGCCTGGCACGGCTGCAGCACCGTCAACGAGCGCGAAAGCGCGCGTCGAGGCTCTGAAGACCCGGGCGTTCAAGACCGGATCGACGGAGGACATCGCCGCTGCGTTGCTCGCGCGAGCGAATCTTAGGAAGTAATCATGGCCGAATCGGCTACCAAGACCTTCGATCTCGAAGGCATCGCAGAAGATTTCGAGGATTGACGGAAGTCTAGTAAACTTCCACTAGTCCCACGATGCACGGACTAGTGGCATGTACGACGAAGCGCAGTTAGTAAAGCTGTATCGAGAGACGGGCTCTTGCCGAGCCGTTGGCGAAGTAATCGGCAAGGGTTCGGAGTGGGTTCGGAAGCGTCTGAAGGCCGCCGGGGTGCAAATGCAGCCGGTTGGTGGCCGGGTCAAGCACGACATCCCCGAGGATGAACTGCGGACGCTGTACCAGACCATGTCGCTGGCTCAGTTGGCCGACTACTACGGCTGCGGCGAAACGACGGTCTGGGCTAAGGTAAAGAAGTTCGGCATCACGCACGATGTCTATGGCGCGCAAGGCCATAGGCATCGACCCCGCGAGTTCTCGGAAGCTCATCGCCAGAACATGGCGAAAGCGCGCAAAGGTAAATACCTTGGCGAGCGGAGCGGCAACTGGAAGGGCGGGGTGACAGTCGAGCGGCTGCGGTTACGCGGCAGCCGTGAGTACCGAGAGTGGCGAGTTGCGGCGCTAGCGTTGCGCGGCGGCAAGTGCCAAGACTGCGGTGCAATCGAGGGCGTGATGTGTGAATGCTGCGGCACGCGGGTACGGCTCCACGTTCATCACGTAGAGTCGTTCGCTTTGGTGCCGGAGCGCCGGTTCGATCCCACGAACAGCGAAGTGCTTTGTCCTAAGTGCCACTACTCTAGGCACCGTTGCAAACCGGGTGAATTCGGTGGAACCCCTAACGCGTGAAGGCGAGGGCAATACCGAGCGAAGCTGCAGATGGGCATAGTGTCTGCGGAACGTGTGACGGCTAGGCGGGTGAGTCCCAACAATAACCCCGCCCAAGAGCGCCCGGCGCGAAAGCGATGATATAGCCTGGGCTGCACGGAAACGTGCAGAAGCAAGGTTTAAACGGCCTTGCGATAACACAACCGATGATTTTCAACATCTCGCCCATGGACACTTGGATGTTGTCCAACGCCAAGCGAGTGAAGGTCACCAACACGACTCACCAGTGGCTCACCGACTCGCTCGCGAGCGCGTCGGCGACGAACGCTCAACTCGAGGGCGACGACGCCACCTTCACGACCGCCACCACCGCGGTGCTGTACAGCAACCAGACCCAGATTGCTCGCAAGACAATCGACGTCTCGCGTACCGCCGACACCGTGAAGAAGTACGGTCGCGGCGAGACCTTCGCCTACGAGATGGCGAAGAAGATGAAGGAGATCAAGCGCGACGTTGAGGCGACCCTGTTGTCGAACAACGCGTCGACCGCCGGCTCGGTAGCAACCGCCCGTGTGGCGGCCGGTCTCGCGGCGATGATCGGTGGCCCGCTTGGCGCCGGCAATCGCGTGATCGCTGGCAGCGGCACGACCAGCACCGTCCCCGGCTACGCGTCGGGGCAGTGGGCGGCGTCGGTCGACGGCTCGGCGGCGGCGCTGACCGCGCTGACCGAGACGCACCTGAAGTCGGCGCTGGAAGCGGCGTGGACGGACGGCGGCGACCCGTCGGTGATCCTTGTGTCGCCGTTCCAAAAGGCTCGCATCGCGACCTTTGGTGGTGCGCAGGCGTTCGCTGGGTTTTACAACCCGCAGGCAAAGGCGGTGCAAGGCGCGGTGGTCGGCGCGGTCGACGTGTACGTAAGCGATTTTGGTGCCGGCCACAAAGTCATACTTTCGCGGTACATGCCGGCGGGCCGAGTGTTCTGTGTCGACCCCGACTACGTCGCGGTGGGCTTCCTTGACTCGTTCAAGGTCGAGCAGCTCGCGAAGACCGGTGACGGCACGAAGGGCATGATCGTCTGCGAGTTCACGACCGTGGTGCAAAACCCGGACGCGCACGCGCAGATCATCGGCGCGACGACCTCGTAAGCAGTAACCACGGCGGGCGGGCTTCGGCTCGCCCGCTTTTCACATGAAAACTATCCTCACCGAAACCGATCCGCATACCGGCCTGCGCCGCGAGGTGCAGACCGACGGCCGAGGCGTGCGCGAAGTCACAAGCTCAAACGCGGCGACCACGCAGCAGACGCTCGACCATCTGCAGCGCCTGCGCAGCGACGAGAGCTACGCCAAGGACGGCATCAAGAAAGGCTGGCATCACGCCGCCAGCGTGCCGGCTGAAGTCTGGCTGCAGTGGAAGAACGAGGGCTTCGACATCTTCACGGCCCACCCGAGCGAGATCATCAAGCGCCTGCGGGCGCGAGAGTACGAGAAGCTGCGTGCAACCAGCGGACGCATCTGACCGCCTGCTGCAGCGCGCTGCGGCGCTGATCGAGTCCGACCCGGACGAGGCGCATCGGCTGCTGCTGGAGCGCCTGCATAAAGATCCGGACGACGCGAAAGTCCTGTTCTTGATCGCGCGCCTGTACGTACACAGCGGACGGTTCGCGATCGCACTGCACCTGCTGCGCCAGGTCGTGCGGCTCGCACCGCACCGTGACCACGCGTGGAACGACCTCGGCATGGTGCTGTCGTCGCTGCAGCGGTTCCGCGAAGCGCGGGACGCGTTCCTCGAGGCGGTGAAGCGCGCACCGCGCGAAGCCGGGCACATCGCCAACGTGGCGATGACGTACCTGGAAGAAAGCAACTGGCGCAAGGCGCTGGAATGGGCCGACAAAGCGCTCGCGATCGACTCGCAGCAGCGCGGCGCACTGCAGACGCGCGGCTTTGCGTGTCTTGCGCTCGGCGACTGGCGCGAGGGCTGGGCGGGCTACGAGAAGGTTCTCGGCGGCCCGTATCGCAAGATCGTGAAGGTGCGCGACGAGCCGGTGTGGGACGGCAAGCGCGTCGAAAAGCTGTTCGTCTACGGCGAGCAGGGCATCGGCGACGAAGTGATGATGGCGTCGTGCCTGCCGGACGTGATGCGCGACGTCGGGCACGTCGTGCTGGAGTGCGACGAGCGGCTCGAGAGCCTGTTCCGCCGCAGCTTCCCGCAGGCGAGCGTCTACGGCACGCGTAGAGCCAAGGGCACGCCCGTGTGGGTCGATGAGCACCAGTTCGACGCCGGCTGCGCGATCGGGCAACTGCCGCAATACTACCGGCCAACGCCCGCGAGCTGCCCCGGCACGCCGTACCTAGTGGCCGACCCGGAGCGCCGCGTGCAGTGGCGGGCGCTGCTGGACTCGCTGGGGGCGCGGCCGAAGATCGGCCTCGCGTGGAGCGGCGGCAGGCGGGTGACGAACTCGGCCGGCCGTGCGATCGGGCTGGGCGCGTTCCGGCCGCTGATCGAGTCGGTGGACGCGGACTTCGTGAGCCTGCAGTACAGCAAGGGCACCGAGGACGAGATCGCCGCCTCGGGCCTGCCGGTGCGCCACTGGCCGCGTGCGGTGGCGAGCAACGATTACGACGACGCCGCCGCGCTGGTGGCCGAGTTGGACTGCGTGGTGGGCGTGCATACCGCCGCCATGCATTTAGCGGGCGCCCTAGGGACGCCTGCGACGGTCCTGGTGCCTAGCAAGACGCTATGGATCTGGTCAACGCCGGGAGACGCCCCCGGCGACATGCCCTGGTATCGCTCGGTGCGCCGCTTCAATCAGCGCCCTGACGAGCC